TTTATTTTCAAGCGTTCGCGACACTTTTAAAAACTTTGATAATTCGCAGAAATCTTCAAATAATTTCGTTTTACGGACCGCCAGCTCCGAAATTTGCTGGTACTCAAAATCATTCATAAGCATGGAACGCAAGCGTTTACGTGATTGTTGATAGTTAGTAAATGGTATAGTTCTTATATCAACACCCATCGCTGTGGCAACAACCATAGCATCGCGAAAAACTGAATCGTAAAATGCCTCGTCGTGTAAAGATGCTTCAAATAAACAAACCATCAAATTGTCCCTTACTTGGTTCTTTTCAAAACTTACAAACCAATATAGCAGACCTATTATACTACTCCTCTTTAGTTTCGGGTATACCACTTGATCATGTTCATTCCATTCTAACACACGAGAACAAAAGTTGATTTCATTGCCACTATCTTCTCCCCCCTTTGCAGGCGTACATTCCATGCCAAGTGAGGCTGCTATTTCTATAAGTTCCTCTTCAGTCATTGGTATATCTTTGCTAACGATTTGTGTTTTTGTCATCTCCAAGAATAGCTAATTCACTCCTGCTCATGATGTCATTGAGCATGGGTTTTATACCTATATAATGTGGAACTTTGTTCCAGCACTTAATAAAAGAGTAGTTGAATATAATATGCACACTGACACAATTTAATAATGTTGTGACAAAGGTTCCACTCTCATTGCCATTATGCACTACATAAACACTACCATTCAACAAGTGAATAGCATGTGTTAATGTAAGGGCTAATGCGTCATAGATCATTGGTAGCTCATCAAGTCTCTCATTCTTAGTTAATCTCCCAGCTATATAACAAAAAGCTTCTATTAGCTCAGTGATTAACAGCTTATCAAAAGCTTTAAAATCAGTGTTCAAAATTTTTCCTTGCTTAGTACTAAACCTATGCCATATCTCCGTCGATGTTGTATACGGATTCTGACCTATAGCATAATAACCCTCACTCGACTTTGACATGGCTCTCGAAAACCAATCGCCAAACATAATCTTAAGCAATGCATTAATAGACGGATCCACATTATTAAATAATCTAACCTTTCCTTTTTCAGCTTTTTCCTTGTCGATATTCTCAACCTTAGCATTGTCTTGAGATATCAAACATGGTGGTATACCATAGTTCTCTAAGAGAGTTTTCTGTGTCTTTAGGTGATTCCTTATATCCTGCCCTATTTTATTATGAGCAAATGAGTATATGGGTTTCTCGTCGTGATATGTTATTTCGAGAAATTCTTGTTTTGTCATAATTCCATGAAAATATTTAGCATATGGTCCTGCACTAGTTTTAATATCGACATTTGACAGAAACGGTTCTGTTCTACCATTTAAAGCTTCAAATTCGGTCAGCATCTTGAATGGTTTGGAATTGCAATAGGTTAACTTGTTGTAATCGACTACCATTTCTACAGCATGTCTAAATATGTCTTCGTCGTAATTTTTCTTCCTGGTTCCATACTTCATAGCTTGCGTCCACAGGGGATCTGGAATCCCTTTACCATTCAAAGCTATCTCGGAAAAATCTGTTACATAACGATTCGTAAATGCAGCTGGTAATTGCATATTGGGATTTTCAAGTTCTATTTCATGAGTATAATGTTTTTCTTTCATGTTGTTAAAATTTCTGAACTTGGGGTTATAACCTATTGACGTAAGAGTTGACTCTAATGGCATCATAGGGTCCGGTTTTACACAATTTAGGAATTCCCTAGCATATTCGTGTGGCATAGACATTTCTATGTGAATAAGTTCTTCGTTTTCTCTTTTCACAGGAACGCGCACAACAGTAATTGGTGATGGAATATCTGCATTCGGTGTGATAACTTCGCAGAGTTCATTTATAAGTGGCTGGGAAATAAATGAGCCATACACTATAGCATGCGTCTTATATGCATTATGGAATCCTATCAGTTTAATAGACCCACCAACCTTACACATAAATGGGAAACCACAATCGCCTTTCTTTATAACTTCTTCCACCATCAACCCAACTCTGCGTAATTTTAAAACTTCCATACAAGGTTTATAATGTTCGTTACTACAAGAGCCATCTATAAATTCCTGATATTCCTTATACTCTAAGTTACCTGAAACTACTGCTAACTGTGGTCCACAGCGCATAAAGTAACCAGCTAGAGATAAATTGTTACTGTCACGGGTGAAGTATTTCTTACCAGAAGGCAAATTACTTAGATCTTTACAATATACTACGGCCAAATCCCTTTCCCGTACAATAGTAAGTACGATACTGGGATATGAAACATTTTCACTTTTCAGCAACACTGTTCTACCTACTTCGTCAAAACAATGGGACACACATAAAAACATTCCTTTACCAACATGCAAAGCATATGCCTTAAATCCAGCATATGATACTTGCACGTAACATTTCGTGAGTTTACGATGCAAAGCTTCCAATTCACTTTCAGGGGATTCTATCATATCTGCTTCACAAAGCATATTCGCTTTTATAACCCTTTGAACGTATTCCTCTAGCTGAGGGTATCGACGAGTTAAACGCTTAAATGTCCTATCATTTCCTCTCTTTGCTTGATGGATTTCATCATAAACTTGCTTACGTTGTTCTTCAGTTAATGTGGAAAAGAATTTTAAAAGCCCTGTTTTGACATATGAAAATTCTTCCCCCATGATCTTAGCTAATGCATTTGGAGTTAAAGGCTCAAGGGATGTCTCTATAAAGTTTAATTGTATTAAAACAGCATTCGATTTATTGAACCCATTATGATATTCCTTGCACAAGTAATTTGGGCACTGTTTAGAATGTTGAGGGTGTATAAAGTTTTTATTCATTTTATGTGAATGTACATACAAGCATGAACACGATTTACATATGTGTTCATGTTGCTCATTCGAGGTTTTATCTGTTGGCTGCACAGTTTCCAATATTTCTGCTGTCTCCATATTAGGTATCACTTTACCTCTATGTTTTGTATGCGGTGAATTAATAATAAGTTCTTCTTCTGAACCACTCGAACTCCTATTTGACTTATAATTTGGTATAACTTTACCGCGATGTTTACTATGAATAGAGTTACTTTTGATAGCAGTGGTAACTGTAGCTCCTAAATTCCGTTTGTCCTTAAGAGATTGGTTTTCCATTGCTCTTTTAGGAGGTGTTGATCCTGTGTTTGCAAACGCATTATCCACAACAGTTTCTTTCTTAGCCATCTCCTGGAACATAGGTCGTACTAGCTTGTATAACGCATAAATGCCGCCAAGAGTTGTAGCTCCTACTAGCACACACACTGTTGCTACTAAGACTTTATTGCTCTTAATAGTAAGCAAACCATTGATATATGAAGGATCCTTTAATCTTTTAAATTTCATCTCTTCCTTAATAACTTTAGTTATAAACGGATTAAACGCCTGTTTCCTTATAGAACGCTTGAAATAATCCTCAAGTACTAAATACTCCGTAGTTGTTAATTGTTTTAGAGAGTCTTGAAATTTCGACTCTAATTTGTCTTCAGATAAGGATCTTGCAAAATCCACGGCATTTATAAGCTTGGGTGTATTTATTTGTAGTAATATGTCTTCACCTTTGACAGTAACAATATCTGTATCATCGTCTTTATAGTAATAAACTACTCCTTTCTCGGAGTAGACACATTCTTTAGTTTGTTTAATAGTGACTCTAAATGTAGGGTCTGAGAAGTACTGGAGTAAAACTCGGGTTATTCTTTCAACGATAGCAGAATAGCGGTCTTGTAAAGGAACTTCTTCTTTAAAAATTTCAGTACACACAAAATCAGATGGTCGTATGCTCTTTTCCGGATTAACATTCATCACGCCTTCGACTATTCTATCCGAAACTTTTAAACTAGCTTTAGATGTAGGATTCAAAAATAAGCTAGATGCTCCCAAAGAGGTACGCAATTTTGAAAATAATGTTTCAGTACTGTCTACAATAAGTTCGAAATCCACATGGGTTTGTTCAGTTTCAGGTCTGTGATTTAATACAACCACGTTATATCTATCTTCTAGCATAGCCATATACTTCTTCTTAAGATGTTCCAATATGTAAGAAACCCCCACATTGTTATAGTTGTGTTTTATATGCCCGTTAGTAGTGGTATCTATAGTCAAACAAAACTCTAAACTAGGTAATTGGTGTAGTTTACCTTCACATAAGTATAGTTTATCTAAACCTATGCGCCGTCTTATACCTGGATATAGTTTACTAAAATTATCCATCAAATATGGGTACTCATATTCGTTATTCAACATTATAGCAACGAGCCTAGCTCCTAAATCAAACCACGGCATGCGCCGTTTTATAACTTCATTAGTTGTAATAACAAATATACTGTCAGTAGTCGTTGAGTTCATCTTCTTAACATATTCTTCTGATTCAGTTACTGTCATGTTGGAAGAAACCCAATCATCTAAAATATAGATGTATGGTTTCTTTTCTGGTATGAAATCTTTTAGACTTTGTGAAAGCTGAATCTTATAACGAGAGGGACCATCATGTGATTTAGTAAGCTTCTGCCACTTTTCTGCAATCTTCTTGGCAATCGTAGTTTTCCCTGTGCCTTCAGGCCCCTGGAGGCGTAATATGCAAAAATTTCTACCTACAGCATTAGGTTGCACAACAGCGTCAAACCCAAAATATCTATGTGCATAACTTCCTTCTGGAGGATTTGCAGCTTTCAATATGTCTTCTTTAAAATCGGTAGGAAGTGGTTGTTCTACGCGCTTATGAAAAGCTATTGTTTCTAAAGCTAACTTCGTTCGTAAAATTTCCATTACATCAAAAACAGTTAGATCTTTAAACACGTATCGAAACTTAAATGCTTCGCCTCGTTGTGAATACTGTTCTACAATGTTAAATGTAAGGTGAGAGAAATCTTCCTTCCTGTGATACGCACGCATTCGCCTATTTTCAATTTTGGGATCTTTAACTTCAAATATTATAAATCTATCCCAAAAAGCAGGGATAGAGTCTGGAAGTAACTCCCTTATTTCTGGACACCAGTTGTTACTAGTTACAAATAGCATTTTTAATCGGCACATTGATACTTTACCTGACAAACCTGCACTCTCAAAATTAAAAGGATCTGATGAGCATATCCTGTTCGCATCTGTGGAAAATAAGTCCGGTGTTACGGTACTTGCAAATTCATTAACAATACCAAAGTCTTCATTTAGATAAGGCTCGTAAAATCTCACACCAGGTGAGACATTATAAATACTATCACGCCACCCAAACTCTTTTGCCATAACTTTAGATATATAAGCTGCTAGGGTTGATTTACCTACTCCGGGATCTCCTAGTAGGAAGACTCCGGCTGTAACTTGTCGAGTGGGTATTAAAGAATCCACCTCACTAAGCTTTTTATTTAAATCAGTACACAAAGTCCCTAAAAGGGATCTCATGTTTGCACTATCTGGATGTCGAAAACTCAAAAGGGCTTGGTTTATATCTTTAATGATGGTTCTAAACCTCTCCTTAACTGCATTATCACATGCTATAGCCCCAATATTGAGTCTAACCAACTCCTGGGCTTCTTCTGTCAGCTCCCTGATTTTAGTTTTTTCAATATTGACTGGATCGTATTTGTCTTCAGCAATTAATTTTATTGCTTCTTGTACAATTTCTTTTATCGATGAAACACCATTTTTCGTCGCAGTAAAGGAACGAAAAACGCTAGTTAGTCCGTCTATACCTTTAGTGGATATTCCATACCCAGCAAGAATAGCTGTAAATACAGCCGTAAAAACGACGGCTGTAGTCTGTACCCATCCTTGCTCCACTTCAGCATGGGCTGAATTTGGAAACACTCTATCAGCATACTCTTCTTCTAACTCTGTAATGCGACATTCTAAATAATCGCTTGCCCTATTTGTGTCGAAGCCTACATCGCCATTAGCTATTGCACTAGCCACCAATTGAAAAGTAACTAATAAATTAGCACCCGATAGCAAGCGCATAGTAACACCAGTAGACGACTTAAACAATGTGACAACGTTAACTATAATATTAGTGATTAAGAACACCAGTTGCATGAGTATCTTGGTAACTTCTGAAGGACTTAGAAAATTTTCAACTAAACCAACCAACCAAGTCTCTATTGTGTTCTTAACAAACTTGTAGGTATTCACCCACGATATTCGCGGCATGATGCGTTCTGGTTCCAGTGCTTTGGAACAAGACATGATGTGAGTAAGTGTAAATTAACAATACAAGTGTCTCAATGAAACACAAATAAATTTAATTATAATCAGGAGGAATTCAACGATAACGTAATATATTCCAAAGGTTTCCCTTAAAATCTTAAACCTGCCAGTATAATAAGACACTACCGCTGTACAGTCCAGTAGTGAATGAGTAAAAATAACAATTTATTTATTC